TTAACTGCTCTTGTAAGTAAATTAGTTAACTCAGGTACAGTTTTAAATACGCTATCAATAGCGCCAAAACCTAATTCCATAGCTTTTCTAGCAATATCATCAATGGTTAATGAAGGAGGTTTTGCACCACTTAGACCACCTATATTAGAAACCTGACCAGCAATAGTCATAGGCTCAGTAAATGTGCCAGCTCCTACTTTTTCTGTTGGAGTCTTTGGTTTTCCTTGGTCGGTAATAGGAGTCTTTGAACCTGCGCCCCATTTTGGAATATTTGTTGCGTCAGTTACTTGCTTGCCTAACGCTTCAGCACCTTTTTGGATAGGGGTTTTACCTGCAGCTTTTGGTGTGCCTGCGCCCATAGGCATTTCAACTGCTGGCGCACCTGTAGTGGTAACTGTAGTAGCAGTTGGCTTTGCTTCTGGTCTTTTCTTTAATACATCAGATACAGTAATCTTACCTGCATAAAGGTCATAAACATCTTTTTGAGTCTTAGAAATATTAGAATCAACGCTGTTATATTGCTTAATAGCATTATCTAATTCCTGCTTTTCAAGCACATCAAGTTTATCTCCACGCGCTATGCGCTGAGCGTATCTCTTAATGGTATCTTCAAATGGAGTTTTTGCCTCCATTAATTGCTTTATATAATCATTAAGACGATTGTAAACAGCATCTTTTTCGGAATCTTTTTGCTGGGAATCTGCCTGCTTTTTAGCAGCAGCAGCACGCTTAGCAGCTTCTGCTCGTTTCTGTTCAGCATCTGCAATGAGTTCATCTAAATTAATTGCCATTACGCGACACCAATCGTTTTCTTGAATACGTCATAGAAACCATTAACTCGTTGTGCTTTAGCCTCATCAGTTCCAGCAATTTGTTGAACTAAGAATTGCTGTGGGTCTAATCCACCCGTTGCTGTATAGCCAGCACCTGCAGTATCTGTATATTTAACTGGATTCTTGCGCTGTGCTTCCTGCAAAATCTTTGTATATTTAGCAAGTTCTTTAGCGCTTGCTTCACGACCAAGCAAGTTGTTATAAACCACGTTAATTACAGATGCAGCTTGAGTTGGATCATAGATAGTCTTACGCTGGAAATCCTGTGCGCCAGCGCCTGATGCAGCATTAACAATAGCTTGCTGTTGTAAGTAACCAGTTAAATAGTTTTTGTCGTATGGTTGACCAATTTGTTGTGCCTGCAATTTTGCAGCCATATTCACATTGGACCATTGAGTTACTAAAGCATCGTTAAATTTACCTGTAACTGGTACTCGGTAGCCAGCATTCTTTAAAGTCTGAGCAATTTGTAAACGCTCAGCATCTGTCATATTGTAAAGTTCAACAGCAACAGGATTAGTTCCAACATTGCCAGTGGTGCCAGAACCGTTAACGGTAGTGCCAGATTGAATTATCTGATTTTGCCAGTTACCAACTTCAGTTGGTCCTGGTGCACTGGTGAATTTTGGCGTAGCCACTGGTTAGTCTCCCATCAATCTTGCAAACAAGATATCGTATGCTGATTGAGCATTTACATCTTGCGCTGCTAACTTCTGCATAGCAGTCTTAGCATTTAATTTCAACATATCTTTATAGTCTTGCTGCATACCGCTATTGCTTGTTAAAGAATCAGTAGTGAACTTGTACTCATCGTAAGTACTTAACATCTTCTGAAGTAATTGACGAGTACCAGGTTGTGCTTTAACATTTTTGTCATCTAGCATTCTGCGTAAATCAGATAGAGCATTAACGCGATCAAGTGCCTTTTGGCTACCTTGTCCTAGTTGCTCTTGTAAGAATGGACGTGCTGCCTTGTATTGGTCTGACCAAGTTTGCCACTGCTCGCGTAATGCACGCTTTGCATCTGTTGAATAAGTCATAGCAAGCTGTGCATCAAACGAATCTTTTTGCTGGTAGTAATACTGTAAATCACGAGCAGATGACGCTTGACGTACAAAGTCTGTAAGAACTTTGTTTTCTTTTAAGCCTTCTCTGAATAGAATCTTGTAGGCATTAAAATCAAATGAACCAGCTTGTGGAATAAGGAATGCTGCACCTTGTGGGTATTTATCCAACAAGTCTTTATTCTCTTTAACCCAATTACCAGCCTCTGTAACTGCACGAACCTGTGCGGTTGTCTTAGACTGAGACTCAGATACTGTGTATGGCATCTGGTCTGGGAACAACTTAATCCATTCTTGAGTTGCTTTATCTACAGAACCGTACTTTTCAATTAACTTATTGAAAGCCTGCTTGTAAGATGTACGTCCGTTGTCACGAACCCACTGAGCCATATCTGATTTGAGCGTAACCTGTGGGGAAGCAGGTGCTACAAAACCAAATAGGAAGCGAAGACTTAGAACTGTAAGAGTAGATGCCTGCAACTTATCCTGATATGCTGCAATCTCACCAGCAGTTGGTGGAATTTCCTGTCCAGTTGCTGGGTCAATCTTGATTTCAAGACCGTGACCTGTGGCTTCTAGGTAAGTTACTGCTTTACGGTACGCAGATGCGTACTGAGAATTGCGTTCATCCTTGTTTAGTGACTGCATCAGACGATTTACGTGAGATGGCAAGATTGCACTAATCAAAGGTTGGTCTACACCGTAGGAACCTGTTAGATATTGCTCTAATTCCTTAACTTGTGGTACCACATTACCAATCATTTTGATTGGAACTGCAGCTAATGGGCCAGCAAAGGTAGGAAATAGTGAATCTGGGTTCATTGAAGGTGTAATCATTTTCAACTTACCACCAAATTCAACAGGCATTGGTACCTGGAACGCATCTTGTACGCCAAATAGGCGCATAACTTTGTTCATTGCCTTGTATACAGGTGCTAAACCTGGATAGAAGAAGTATTGATCTCCATTATCATCAGTCTGTACAAAGCCTGAGTGTGCAATTCCCTCATAAGTAAGGCTTGCACGGGTTAACGCTTCAGGGTTGTAGCGTACTGTACGCACCATACGGCGGTAAAAATCTTCAGTTGCACGATAGAAACGAGCAAAGTTGGATACGCTCATAGCTAATTGACTACGAACCGCAGGGTTATCTACATAACCTAGAACTCTTTGCTTTGCCCAATCTTCAGCGATTGATAGCAAGTGCTTTTCTGCTAAATCTGTAGCTGCTGCAAGCTCTTCTCCAGCCAAACCTGCGGTCATCTTCTCAATGTAATGACGCTCAAAACCTGAGTCTTGCATTTCTTTTTGGATTTTGATAACTGCATCAATAACCATTGGGTGACGTGAGAAGCGTGCGTTTGCTGCACCCATTTTATCCCAGCCCCAGTCCATAATATCAGCGGCAAAATTGCCGGTATCTGATACTGGAACTAGCATAGGAATAGATAAAGATTCAGGTGCTAAATCTGCTTGGGATCCCTTTGGGATATCATCCAAGGTTAATTCACGAGTTGATACTCGTAGGTTTCCTTTTTCATCATACTTACGTACTTTGTTAAGCAACTCCATATTAAGTTCATCAGTGTTGCGTTTTGAAAAATAAAGACGTGTATCATCATATAAAGCAGTAGCGTGTTGCTGTGAATCTCCACCAACTTTGTAAAGTTCAAAGCGGTTACGTGCTTTTTCTGGTAGGTCATCAATATACTTACGGATATTATTGATAGCCATTTCACGAGGGATGTTGTCTGACATATTTAGAATAGTCAAACGGCGTAGGTCAGATGCACCAAACATACCAAGTTTAGTTAACCAACCAGCACGAGCCTCATCGGTAATTACTGGATTAAAGTCTGCGAATGATGAACCAGTTTTGGTCTTGTAGTCTTTTCCGTTAATACGTACTACATCTACTTTGCCATACTTAGATACATCTTCAGTTATGTTTAAGTACTGGTCCATACCACGAACTGCGTTTTTGCCACCTTCAGATACAGGTGCAAGCAAGTTATCAATATCGCTGTGGCGAATATAGCGTGCAAGTAATTCTGCACTGCGTGGGTCTAGTTTGCCGCCTAAGCTGCTTTCAGTTAATGCTTCTGCAATAACTTTACGAACTTCCTGGATATCTCCAGTTTTTTTAGCAACTTTAATCTTAGCCTGATATTTTGCAATATCTGACTTGCGAACAAGTTTATTAACAAAACCTAAATCTTCTCCACCAAGTGCGGTCTGTAACTTGGTGTTAAGTAAACGACCCTTTACAAGACCCCAAGCAGAATCGCCCACTGCTAAGTGAATCATTAAATCTTCTGCTGAGTTACGAATAGCAAAACGAGGACCAGCAAGAGTTCCGAATACCCAAGCAGATGTTAACTTGTTAGCCCACTGCTTGTAGTTAGGACCAAACATTTTAGCCAATAAAGTTTGGCGTGAAGCCAATACATCTAATTCATAAAGTGATGGAACGGCAATACCTGATGAAAGTTGTGTATCATCAATAGCCATAGCCTGACCATTAAAGACTGCAGGGTTTTCTACCTTAGAACCAATTTCCTGACCAGCATCATCAAATTGCTTGACAATACGAGAGGCAGCATACTGTTGTTCTAACTTACCGTTTTGAACTGCTAGGTAATCTAACCCTGCTTCGCCTTTAGAAATCTGACGGATTTCAGCATAGGTATTCCAGATACCTTTAAAGATTTGACGCTTTTGATTTTCATCTCCAGCAGCAAATGCTTCTTTGATAATCTTTGAATGGTAACGTGTGTTAGTCAAACGTGATAGGCGATAGATTTGCTCTGCCGCATCAGGTGAGTTAACATCAAAGAAACCGTTTTTGAAATAAGGAATGGTTGCAAACTTCTTAGCGAAGCGATCCATTCTGCCATTTAGTTCGCTAAAGCTGTAACGGAATGCTCCGTCTTTCTTTAACTTACCTACGCCACGTTCTAATTTAGCAATGTTTTCTGCGTTCTGAAATAGACCAGTAGCAATATCGCCATATTGAACTTCATCTGCACCATAGGCTGCATCTACTAGCTTACGACCCACCTTGTCAATGTCAAGGATTTTATTGCCAGTAGTAAGTAACGCAATACGAGCTTTGCGAGAAGCATCCAATTTTGGAATTAAAGGTGTCTTACGAGCAGCCTGACCTTGTAGGATAAAACGAATATCTTCTGCGTTAGCAAGATAGTTCTTAGCGGTAGTTGCATCTTTAACACCAGCGCGAATAAACTCATCAACTGCTGCTGGACCAAACTCTGGAGCAATACGCTTTAGGTTTGTTGCTGCTTCTACGCCTGCTTTAATATCGTTAGCAGTACGTGCCTTACTTAGTTTATCAAGTTCTGAACCGTATACGTTGAAGAAATCAACAATCTTCTTATCTTGGAATACACGCTCTACTTGAGCAGTATCTCCTGCAGTTTTAAGAATTGAACGTCCGTAGGTTCCTGGTGTTTTACCTAGTAAAGTAAATAGCGCCCAGTTACCTGCATCGTATGCTTTCTTAGCCTTACCAAGAAATAAAGTAGGATCTGCGTAGATGCGATAACCTGCATCACCAATACCCGAAATACCTTTGTATAAAAAGCCTGAGCCTTCCATAGATGATGGAAGTAAAAGGTTTGCTAACTGACGACCTGGAGAATACTTAGCTGCCTGCGCTGCATCAAGTGCATCTTGAAATAGCGGGTCTTTCTTTTGTGCAGCAGTAGATGCAATAGATTTTTCAGCATCTGTACCAGATGCGATAATCTCATCAAGTGGCATACCTGATGCAACTTTCATCGCAACATTCATCATATCGCTGCCGTACTTAACCTTAGCATCTGCGATACGACTTGGGCTAAATACTTTATCGCCTTTATCGTTTGCAATTTGGAATGCTTTACCGAGGTCTACTTGCTGGTCTAAAGCAATAGCGCCTGTGCGATATAGGCGAGTCATAAAATCTGAAACTTCGTTAAGCGCTTTAAATGGAGCAGCTACTGTATTTTTAAGTGCACCTGACATATAGTGAAGTGCATTGCCAAGCCAACCTTGCTTTTGCTGTGCAGTTTGTTCTCCACCAAATAATGCAACGTGTGCATTCTGTTGGTCAGGTGTTAACTGTGAAAACTTAGCTTGTGCTTGTGCTGCAGGCATAGCAAGCAAAGACTGATGAGAATCTAGTAACTTAGATAATCCGTCAACTTGTGTCTGTTGCTGAGGTGTAAGGTTCGCTTGAAGTGCGGCCTGCTTAATGTTTTGATTAGCCAATTACATACCTCGTGATAAAGCACGCTGATACAGAATCCCAATTTCTCCGGTAGTGTCATATGGCAACATCTGTGCCAATGTGTCAGAAAGTTTTGCTTGTGCAAATTGTGATTGCATCGCTAATACATTAGAACCTGCACCTGGACCCATATCAATACCAGTAGTAATTGGTTCATCTGGACGAGTAGATGGTGCAAAAAGAGAAGTTATTGGCGCTGCGGCTGCAGCTGATGCTGCTGCACGAACTTCAGTTGGTGTTGCTCCAGAAACATCTGGAGTCTTTGCTAAAGGAGCGCCTTGCATTTGTTGTGTCATTGCGACACCATCACCATAAGCTGGTGGTTGATATTCTAAATCTGTACGTTTTGAAAATGATCCAGGACCAGATACGCCCTGCATAGGATTAGTTGAATCCTGTAGTGCCATCCGTATCCTCCGTAATTGTTTCTAAATCTGTTGAGAACTGATTCCATACATTGTTCAGTTCTGTTTCTCGGTTAGCGTTATAGATTGCTAACTCCATAAGTTCTTCTGTTAATACATCAAATGAACTTGCTATGTTGTGCAGAAATCCTGCACCGACTACAAAGAAGTCGGCAAGACGTACCGGACGGCGTACGTTATCTTTGTTTTCCATCCGGCACCTCTCGCACATAAAATTATTAGCCCTTCTTGACTTTCTTGCCTGGCTTAGCTGCGCCCGCAAATGGAGCCATTACCTTGCCACCTTGAACCTTGTCGCCTTCCTTCTTGCCCTCAACTGGCTTTGCCATTGGAGCTGGAGCCTGTGTTCCCTTCTTCATTCTGCACCTCCTTTTCTTATGCCGCGCCGCCGATTGAGGCGAGCAATGATGCAATATCTGGTCGTCCTTGTGGGGCACCAGGCGCAGGGGCCGCACCGCCAGGTTGTACTGGAGTTGGCTGCGAGGCAGAGACGGGGGCCGCACCTGCACCTAGAGCTTGAGGCATTTGAGCCTGTGGTTGTGGTTCAGGAGTGAATACCTTTTCCACAATATCTTCAAGTAGTTGACCTTTTTGACGGCCTTTAATTACATCGCCGATGCGTGTAATGATCTGTTCAACATCAGCGCCTTGCGCTGCAAGTGTTGGAACAGCCTGTGCATATTGAGCAACAGCAACACGAAGTGCATCGCGGAACTCTTCAATATCCACCTTTTGTTCTTCTTGGCTGATATTGATATCAACTGGAAGTTCACGGCGTACATAATCACGAGATACAAGTTTATCGCTACGCATTTGTAGTAAAGCCACGATTGCATTGTTTGGATTCATACCAGACATAATGCCGTAGCGAACATCTACTGCGTAGTCGCCTGCAATATCCTTTGATGGGATGTACTTCATTGTGTATGGCATACCGTCATCGTTACCACGAATTTCTTTTACGGTAGAGCCAAATAACTTCTCATCTACTTTAAACGCAAGTGAAATAAGCTCAGTAAAGAATAACGCGAACTGTGCTTGCGCTGCTTTAATCTGAGTATCAAAGCCTGCTTGTAGTGCCTGAACACCACGCCCCGTAACAACTGAAGCATCAATTTGACCACCACGAACTTCTGGATAACGAGCACCGATACGTAGTTCTTTATCTAGAACCTGTGACTCTGTAAATACACCAGCAGGTAGTTCTAGTGGTACACGACGAATCGCCTGTGGATTTGCAGAGCGCATAATAGAATCAGGGCCGAGAGCTAATTCCTGTACATCTTGTGGGATTGCGATAGGCGCTTGGATAGACTTTTCGGCTGCCTGAATCTGTAGAACAGCAAAGCGTGCCTTAGCAAGCTGTACTGCCAAAATGTCATCGAACTGACCGCGTGCTTCCATATCGATAGATGGACGCATCTTTACAGATACTAAGCACTCACCGATTGG